GACCTTTTCCATAATCAAACTCTTGTCCATCAAGGGCCCGACAAATAGGAGATGTCCTGCTGTCTAAAGTTGCAATATATCGATACCGACTGGTAACGCTTTGGTTTGCTTCGTAGGTCTGCTGACTTGAAGAATTTGCAACTTGATTCACGCTTGTCCGCACTAAAGCCATCACCTGATGGTTTGCAACCGAAGTAAGTTCACCGCCAGCTTGGGCTAATTGACGAACAGACAAAGGGCCAACATCTCCAAACTGCAAGCGACCTTTCAAGCGCCTTGCAATCTTGTCCGTTGATTCACCAGTCAACAGACCATTCCGCACAGTTTTAGCAAACAAGTCAGCTTGCGATTCAGCAAGACCGCGAAACGACTTGTTCAACACTTTCCCGTTAGGCAGCGTTATCGCTGTTCCTTGCGTTGCGGTCAACTGAAACGTTGCAGGCGCTCCAGTCACAGCCGCCTGTAAGTCATCGCTCAATGAAACAACATTGATCGCTGTTGGATCAACCGTCGCAACAGACTGAGCAAACTGTGGGCTGATTTGAATGCTACGAATTTGATCACGCAGCTCAATTGGTAACGCCTTGCGCAGCTGTTCCTCAACAAACTCAGACTGCAAAACAGCTAACCCTTGCAGCTCCTCAACAGCAAGTGCAGTGCTAGCTCCAGCCCATCCCTCTAGCGATTCTTTTAGTTGAGCCAGAATCACACGAAGCCTTGCTGCCTTTGCTGGTGCTGATAACTCATCAATGCCCCGCAACTGATTAACAGCTTCTAAAATTAAATCGTTGTAAGTGACAGCAATACGCTTCGCAACGCTGTTACTGAAACGGTTTAAATCAACCGCATTTCGATACAGCGCAGCTGGTGTTGTCATGTTGGCTCAAGGCCTAATTCTGCGGCTGTTGCAATACATAAAGCCGATACGTCTGCTCCTTCACTTAATGCTTCACCAACAACAACGGTTAACTGCTCAATAACGTTTACATCGTAGTTGTGGAGGGCCATTTCTGAAATTCCACAAATTTTGCCATTACAAAACCAAGTAAGCCTGATAACCGCAAAATACTGGCTATTTAGCTCATCTTGAGCAAAATATAGAACCTGTTTGCGTGGAGGCTTTGGTTTCTGCAACTTGTCTAGCCAGCTCATTATTCAGCACCCTCGACTTCCTCCGCTTCTGGCATCGTGCTTTCTTCTGCTGGTTCTGGTGTTGGCTCTGGCGTGTTCATCTCTATCAATCCACCGTTTTGCGTAGCTTCTAGCTCGTTCTCAACATCAAAGTCATCACCAAGCACTTCACCCGCTTCTAGCTGTAACAACAGTGTTTCCTGTGTAATCGTGCCAGCGGTGTAAAGCTGCAACAACGCCTGAATCTCCAAAGGCTCAAGCCTTGTTCCCATGAAATCACGATTCACCAAACTGCTGCCAGCGCTTGACTCCTGCATATATTCAGCATGGAAACGCAAGCAATTATCGATCATGTCTTGCATTTGCTGCGCTACAACCATCATCGTGCTGTCACCCTGGCTGCGATCAATACGCTTGGCTTCTGCAGTTTCACCAATCAGCTTGGAACCAAGCACAGCAGCCAAACCTAATTCGTTGATCTGGGATGCAATTTGCTCAAGCCTGCGAAACTGCGCGTCATAGCTGTTGCCTGCCGGTTCAATATATTGTGCAGATGAGCCCTCCGGCAACGCCATTGCTTCGCCGGGCCCTGCACTGATTTCTTCCGTAGCCTGCGGAAAGCCGAAGATTGCCAGCATCGGAACAGCACTGATATGCAACTGATTACTTAAATCAGACTGCACCTGATAATGCTGCAAGTTCAACTCAGCAATATCAGCAAGAGGTGGGATCGACTCTAGCACTCCCATGCGGTTTGAGTAGGCAACACTAAAAGGAATCTCACTCAAGCTTGTGCGACCTTCATCAACAACTTTAAAGTCGCCTTGCTGATCTTTTTGATGGATCTCAAAGGCACCAGGAGTTAAAACCCTGACCTGCTCCACTTGCTTTTCTCCGTACAAACCATCAGGAACAACAACCTTTTCCTGCAGCCTAAGTTGCGTTAGCTCTTGATTGCCATTTTTTAATTCTGATCGCCAACCTAAAATATCTCTTGGCGTATAGCTTACGTAATAAGGTCTACCATTTTCGCCAGAAGCCGGAGCATCTACAAGAACGCCAACATGCCCATAACGAATAGAAATTCTGCTTGTTTGAAATAACCACGTCTGCAAGTCGTTGCCCTGCAAGTCAACGTCAAACAGCTGCTCGCGAACAACGTCTGAAACATCGTCAAGCCGTACAGGTTTGCGCGTAAGCATTCCTGCCAGCATGCGTTCTAACCTGATGTAATACGGCGCAAGCACTGATCGTTGCAGCCTGTTGTCGTAAGCCTCGTCAAGTTCTCTTGGTTCTTGCGGAAGAAACTTGCGGTGCCCTTTGCGAATCCCGTACGTGCCAGTGAGCAACGTCTCTATTAAGCCCCAGTGGGGTTCCATGTTGACCCAAGACGTGTTCGGATCGTTCACCTGAGTGACGTTGCCAATACGTTGCCGCCCAGAGAAACCCGAATACACAGCTAAAACCCGCCTTGTGTTTGCAGTTTAGTAGAGCCTAATGCCAGTTCCTCTGCCTGCCCGTTCATGCAAAGGATTAAACGCACCAAGGATTAGATAGCCAAGGCCGTCCGTCCAGTGCTCAATGTTCGCCGATTTATCAATCACGTAGTCCTCTGCTCCTTGCTTGTAGGTGACATTCTTTAAGGCTTTGATTGTGTGTTTACAGCGCGGATGCACAAACAATCGCAAGCTACCCTTAGCCGTGCGGATCATCCAGTTTGTCGCGTTGATTTTGTCTTTAACCGACCAAGGGGCTTTCGGACTGATACAGCTAAACCCGAAACGCCTAATAATGTCGTGATCCGTGCGCCCTGCCGATGACGTCTTGCGAGCAGAGCCTGTTGGGTCGGGGTAAGCAACAATTTGTCTATCAGGAAATCGTTGCTTAAGAAGAGCGCATACCTCGTCGGTGTTTGATTGCTTGACAGCAAGCTCATCCCATATATGCAGCGTGTCTCCGACCCTGCTGCCAAGAACGCCCGCCATAATGCTGACGTTGAAATCGGTGCCCCAATAGATCGGGCCCCCAGTATCCTTAACGTCTTGACTGATGTTTTCGTCGTCAAATCCGGGATAAACCCGCCCTGAAAGCGTCTCAAAGCTGGCAAGGTATTCTTGCCTAAAAGTCCGTTCATCAAGGGTGTTTCGAGCGGCTTCAATCTCTTCCGCCGCGACGTTTCCGCCTTGAATTGTTGTGAATGAAAAAGTGTCCCAGTCTTTTTGCTCTTGCGCTTGCTCCCATAAGTCGTGAAACCAGTTAAGGCCTGCCGGCGTAGTAATAAACCAAGCAGGGCCGTTTTGATCGGACAACGCAGGTCGCAAAACCATCTCCCAGGCTGTCTGTTTTACATACGCGGCTTCATCGATAACAAGGGCTGAAAGGCTTACGCCCCGCAAGCTGTCCTCGTTATCTGCGCCACGAAGCGCAATCAAGCTGCCGTTTGCAAACTCGATCGACAAATCCGACTCGTTCCGTTTTACGACTAATTCTTCAGGCGCCATAGTTTTAAGCTGCCGCCACGCAATTTGCTTTGCCATCCGATAATTCGCGGTTACATACCAGCAAAGGCTTCCAGGTTTTTCCATCGCCCAGCAAATTAACCGGGTGATGCAAAGATAAGTTTTCCCGAAGCGACGGCCGGAGCAAAGGAGCTTAAAACGTTTATCTGCCTCCCACACTTCGCGTTGCGGACCCGTGAGCGCCTCAGCTAACCCATCGACGTATCCCCGCAAGTCAGCCTCCGTAAACGGCGAAGCGGACTCGACAGCGGAGAGGATCGAGCCCCCCGGGACTGACGCAAGAATGCTCATTCAAACAACCGCGCGACTTTTGCGGCCTGGTTAACGCAACCAAGGGCGACGTTTAAGTTGCCAGTTTTTCGAGCCTCTTTTTGAATACTGGCTAACTGCGCAAGGATTTCCGCAGTGAAGCTGCGCCGGTCGATCTCCCAGTCAGCGCGGATCAACTCCCTAGCGCGGGCGATGTAGTTGTCTGTCTGCCGATCCGACACCCCCCACTCGTTCGTAGCGTATTGAACGATCTCCGAGCGCACGGCCCCGTTCGACAAAAGGCGTGCGACTCGGTTGACCCTCATATCGACTTCGATTTTTGTTGATTTTTTAGCTGCCTTTGACATCAGATGGGTTTCTCGAGAATGTAACCGGCAAAATCACCAAAGCGAAACCACTGATATGGAGCGCCGGGAAGTTGTTCCAATGTTATGGGCCTTTGCACTCCAGCAAGTGAAAGTTCTTTTTCAATGATCTCTTGCGCGTCAACACCCGCTTCATATTTTCCGGCAAGCGTTAGGCGATTCATAATTGTGCCGAGATAACCGTGCGCGCTTTCTAACTTGTCAAAAACAATAATGGCACCGCCAGGCCGGCATTTTTCTAGCAGATTAATTACAAAGTCACGGCGTTTGCTTGGTTCGACGAACATCAACGTCAAAAACGAGATTCCCAGGTCAAATGGCTCAAACTCGTAAGTTTCAGCAGCAGAACAGATAAAGATGCCTGGGGCATCGTAGATCTTCCGCATCTCTTCAGATGGATCGATGCCGATCAGCCGAGCGTCTCGAGCTTGCAGCGTTGTCTGAAGATTGCGACCGATGTTGCCAGTAGCACAACCGATGTCGTAGACCAGCCCGCCCTTCGGGATGTAATGCCGCGCGATGTGAGTGATCGCGGCAGTCGCTAAGTCGTACCAGGGGAGCTGTTCACGTACGTGGCTGTCAAAGCCAGTTGCCACATCCGACGTTTCAAATGTCCAGCTAGCGGGTATTTTCACTAATTTTGCGTAAAATTTCTTGCTCAATAGTTTTAGCAACCTGCGCCATCATTAACGGAGGGACTGCACGACCAATACGTTCCCATTTTTGTGAAAACGTGCCGGTAAGGATAAAATCATCAGGGAATCCGCCGATGCGGCGAAGCTCTCCAAGGGTGAGCGTTCGTGGTTCTGTCCAGTGATAAAGCTGCTGCGTCCCTTGAGTAATTGTGTTTGCGGGAAAGCGTGGTGATTGCTTGCAATGCGTAAGAAAGCTGTTTTTGCCTGTAAGGCGCTTGCAGGTATTTCCGAGAGTGGTGCCTGCTTTTGTTTGCAACCAAAATCGATAGGTTTCAGTGTCTTCCTTAAGCCACTTCGCCTCAGTATCAAGCGGTGTAGGAACAAGGGCGTCGCCGACGTTATAGCTGTAGGGCAAAGGACTTGGATGAGCGGGTGGCAGATTCAAGTCGTTCCTGACGCCAACGAAGATCGTGCGCTTACGCATCTGCGGGACACCTAGCCATCGAGCGTCTAAAACGCGGCAAGTGACGTCGTAACCGCAATCGCGAAGAGCCTGCAGGATCCGCTTGAAATAACCCTTTGCAGTGCCCTTGATTAAACCGCTGACGTTTTCGGCAACGAAGACTTTTGGCTGCACTCCCTGGAGGATTCGGGCGTATTCGTAAAAGAGATCATCAACGCGTTGCGCCCGGTCAGAATATGACTTGACCTTGCCCCAGTTCTTTTCTCGAGCGCCTGCCGTAGAGAACGCTGAGCAGGGCGGAGAGCCGTCGAGAATGTCTAGGTCGCCCTTGGCGACTCCGGCGCGTTCCATAAGCTGCTCTGGCTTTAGCTGCCGTATGTCGGTGCCGTCGAGGTAGCTGTTGGGATGGTTTGCTTTGTAGCAGCGTTGCGCTTCGGCTACAAACTCGAGGGCGTAGGCAACGCGAAACCCGGCCATTCTGTAGCCGAGGCAAGAGCCTCCAGCACCCGAGAACGTAGAGGCAACGGTGTAGCCGTTCCAGGGAAGAGCCGCGATGTCTGCCATTAACGGGACGACGTAGGGCGGTTTCATTTCTGCTTGCGCAACTGGTTGTAAGCCCCAACTGCGGAGTTTGAACCTGGCACAGCCGCCATCGCAGTCGCGCCTAAACGCTCAGCGATTTTTGAGTCGCCGAGTTGAAGGTTTGTATGCCTAGGGAGCTGTAGCGGGTCAAGCTCCGGGAAGGCAGCGCGGATTGCTTCTTTTTGACGTGGTTTGTTTAAGTCATCCCAAGACTGCCCGTGAAGCAAGGCAAAGACGCTTGCGTGTAGATAAGGATTGACTAATTCCACGTCGTAAGTGTTGCAGATTTTTTGTATGCCCTGCCTGCCACCTGCGTCTGGATTCGCAAAGTATTCGTTGCGAAATTGATCAAACTTTGCCTGTGGATGCCTGAAGTGAATCATCGCTTTTTTTGAGAGTCCGAAATGCCCATCTGCACAGAGGCCTGTTACCAGAGTTTTGCCCTGAATCGCTAGAGTTAGGTAGAGGAAAGGGAACGCACACTCAATGCGAGCTTTTTTACTTAGTCGGTATTGCCGAATGAGCAGCCGTATCGAGCAAAGAATTGGCGACGGGTCTGACGGCATACGAACACCCTCAAAAGGGCAACCGAAATGTTCGGCTAGACGCCGTGCTCTGCGGTAGTCGTTCGACTCGAAATCATCAAACGTGAAAGAGATGACCCTTGGATCTTTGTCTGCTGCGATAGCGGCGACCACAAGGGCTGACGAGTCGATGCCGCCCGATGTAGCAATAAAAAAGCCCCTAGGAAGAGGGGCGAGGATGTCGATGAGTTGCTGTCTCAACGGACCGGGGCAACTTCGATGATCTCGGCGTCGTTCTTAGCAGCGAGCTGTTCGGCGAATGCGCGAGCCTCGGCGGCGTCAGCAAAGCGTTTGCGCTTAGCTTCCTTCCAAGAGCACATAATCGGATCTTTGACGAAGGTGGCGACAGACCACTGAGGCTTGCGACGGTTGAAGGGGGGGATGAGGCGAATTTGCATTGGGAACGCTCCCGGTTGCTGTATACGGATATATTAGGGTGCGAGGGCCAAAAACGCCAGTTAGGACTTGCCGCTCCATTCGTAGCCGCAGGAGGGGCAGCGGTGCTCGGTTGTAATGTCGTCGTCTACCTCGTCAAAATCCTCAGGGGGAAGAGATTCAACATCGGCGTCAAGGATGCCGTTAAGGTCGTCTTGCGAAAAGAAAAGAGAGATGTCGTGCTGCTCGCCTAAGCGATTAAGCATCTCCTGATCCCACTCCGAGAGATCAGCGGTGCGGTTATCGGCGAGGGCGAGGCCAACCTTTTGTTCTTCGGTTAGGCCGGTGCGCCGAACAGCAATCACTTCGTCGCCGTCGGTCTCGATGACGCGGATCCGATCAATGCCGGCCTCCTTCGCACCTTCGATAGTGCCATTGCCGGCGAGGATGCGATTGTCCTCATCAATAACGATTGATCGGGCAGCGCCGTATCGCTGCAGTGATTCTTTTATAAGCTCGGCTGATCGGTCAGTGCGCTTTCGCGCATTTTTGTGATCAGACTTAAGATCCTTAATCGATGTCACTGAGATTGTTTTTTAACGTCCAATACGACATTAACTGATGGATTTTTGTTTGCACTAGCTCTGCTGAACTCACGCTGCCAATGTATTCGCCGACTTGAATTAGAAACTTGCCGTTTTGCAGGGGCCGGATTTTTGATTTCGGAATATGCGCGGAGTGTTCGCTGCTCATAATCGCGAATAGCGCGGATTTCGTTTTGATACTGCGCATTGCGCAGACTTACGTCGAGAGTCATAAGGTGATCTTCGTAATCTCCCTTAACGGAGTTTCACCCTGCAACATCGTCTCGGCTAGTGCCGCATATTTTGATTTTAAAGCCACATAGGTCATGCCGCCGTCTTCCTTCCAAACGAGACCGATAAACTCAATTTGGTTTTTAGAGGTCGGCAATGCGATAGCTCGAGGAGTTTCCGTGAAATCCCCTGAAGCATCTCCGCTGGTCGTTATACGCTGAAGAAACGCTCCAAAATATACGAGGTCTACACACATGTCATTGTGGTAAGCCTCGCATATGTGTCGCGCAATCCCGTGTGTCGGCACGAGAAGCTCCCAACCAAAATCGATAGGACACTGGAATTCAAAAAGAATCCACTCGCCCTTGCAATGGTCGTCGTAAAAATGCGAATCCTGCGGGCTGGCCTTGAAGAACATTTTTCAGAGGTAAGAATGGGGTGTCGGGGGTGAGTCGGCCTCTCGTCCCCCTAGAAGATCGAGGGCCGTCCGGCTTTTCCTGCGCAGCTCTGAACAGGTGTTGTATAGCTTCGGAGGCCCCGACAGGGGGCTAGTTCGTCCGGTCTAGGTACTCGAGCACCCAGAACCAAATTTCGGTCGGGGCGTATTGGCCGGGGACGTAGTAGGGGGTGCCGTCCTCCTGAATAGTTAAACGACCGTAATGGCCGGGGACAAGGGGCTCCTCGCTACGTATACGGGAAGGATAGCGCTGCATGACGCGATCGCGCTGCCGACGCATTTCGTTGCCGTCTTGCCGCCACAAGCGTTGCGCTTCGGCGCCATACCCGTAGTCGCGCGAATCCCGTTGAGCTTGGCTGCGGACGTAAGAACGCAGATCAACAATCGTTTTCATCTGATCCCTCCTGCTCTTCTAAACGGCGCTGCTCTTCCTGTTCTTCTTTATCGCGCTGCGCTTCGCGCCACTCGTAAGCCCGAAGTGATTGTTCGTGAAAGTCGATCATTGAATTTGGAGGGCAAGACCCCGGAGGGAGGACATAGAGAGAGTGACGTCTGCGCCGCCTTCGAGTTTGAAGACGTAATAGCGACACTGGTCGGCGTCGTAATAGGCGCGGAGGAATCGGAAGCCGTTCGACTCGAGAATGCGGAGAGCCTGGCGAACGGTGATAGAGACGAGCTTGGCTTGCATAAAGGGAGGGGGCCGGGTGGCCCCTATCGTCAGATGCTGCCGAGAGTCTCCTGATAGGCGATCCTGAGGTCGCGAAGGTAGTCGTCAAAGTGATCGTCGATCCCGTCGAGATACATGTCGGCTTCTTCCTGAGTCATCAACTCTTCGAGTGCCGTGCGGATCTGAAGGGCGCGGTTGAACCGTTCGAGTGCGGTCATTTGATCTAGGGGGGTGGAAGACGTCAGGCGGCTCCCCGCCTGACCTCTCAATCATAGCCTGCCGTATACGGAAGCGCCAGGGGCTAGGAAGTGATTTCCGTCACAACGGCGCAAACAAGGGATTCCACCTGCCTCCGCGGGATGTCGTAGTAACGATTGACTTTGGCAATAGCTCGGTCAATCGGTTCACGCCCGACAGGAGGAACGATCTCCGTTAAAACCTTAGGAGCTGACTCAGGAACAAAACGCTTCGGCGCAGCATCAGCGGGTAGTTCAGTTTGGGAGAACACAAGACGACGCAACAAACTGCTGCGGCTGCAATCTAGAAGTTTCGCTTGTTCATCTAAAAAATCTTTTTCTTTTTGAGTAATAAACATTTTGACCGGGACTGTAGACATTAAAAATCGTAGGGATCGTTTTCATTTGCCGGCTCGACAAAATCACGAGTGGCAGGGGCTGCCTCAACACGCTCAGGTGAAGCAACCTCTCGCATGAGATTGCGGTGCGGCTTCCCGCTAAGGATACGCATTGAAGCGTCAGGATGCTTAGCGACTTCTCGCAACAGAATGTGCGTTGCTGGAGCAGGGCGGTCGAGATCCTCAAGCCGCCATCGGCCAGTGTCAATTCCGTGCTGCAAGGTCTTTCGGATCGATTGGAGGTCGAAAGCGACTTGCATTAAAGACCTCCTCGCAAAAGCGGATTAGTGACGGGCGGAAGCGTCGGTGCCGCGCCTTGACTTTCGGTAAGGGTTGGGGCGTGAAAGCGATCGGCGTGACTCATCCGATGCGGCAGGTCTTCCTTAACTCCCCATTCGAGCGCCGGGCGCCCGTTTCGCGTCCGGTAAACGTAGGACAAAAGCTGCTGATCTAAAGGCATTTCTTTGTTCGGCGAAGGGTCGAGCCGATACTGCGAGCAAGCGTATGCCCACATTTGATCTGTCACGGCGTCTTTAACAGCCTGGGGAATCGTCAGGAATAAAAACCCGATCTCATCGTCTGTGAGCTTTTTTGCGTAGGGGGTGACCGATGCAACGGCCTTTAGGCCGAGACGAAAGGTTGCGGCTTGCATAGCAGGGTTTACAGGGTTTGCAGGGCTGGTCCTACTTACGGTCCCAGTTAAAAAAGTGAAGCGGTATCTAAAGCCGACCACTGCTCATCTGTCCACTGACGCGGAGCAGGGGCGGTCGCAGCCTGTCGGCGAGGCTCAAAGACGTCGCCCCAACCGTTATTGATCGAGCTTTCGATTGACCGCTTGCGATCTTCAAGCGACCAGCCGCGAAGCTTGTTACATACGCGGGTAAAGACCCGCGTTGATCGCGTGCCTTTTTTACACGCCCAAAACTCAGCGAGGAGTTCTGCGCAGTCGGCTAGATCGGTCGGCACAGCTTCCGCCGGGAGGCGCTTATGACGGAGCGGGTCTTTCTTCTCAGGCAGCGTTTTAGTGGCTTTACCCCTATTAGGGGTTTTTGTTCCTGGGTTCTTGTTATTGGGTTCTTGTTTGTAGGTCGTTTTCGACCTACCCCCCCAGGTCGTTTCCGACCTAACCCTTAGGTCGTTTTTGACCTGGGTCGTTTCTGACCTGGGTCGGATTCGACCTAGGTCAACTTTCCCCGGGTCTTCAACAACAACCCTGTAAACGGTTGTCTGCCCGGCCCGATGCTCGGCCATAAGCCAGCCAGAGTCTTTAAGCCATCCCAAACAGCGTTGAACAACTTTCCGGCTTACGCCGGTTTCACGTCGGATTGTCTCAAGTGACGTCCAGCAACCGTCAGACGAGCCAAAGCCATGCCGATGAACAACCGCGTAAACAGCCCAAACGGCTGAGTCTCGAATGCTTTCCATTAAGGCGTACGGGACGATGGCGAAACCGGACGCGGTGACCTTTGATGGCATGGCTCGCTCGTTAGTCGCGCGGCAGCGGCTCGGCCTCTAAGGCAATAGCTCGCTGCAACAACAGGTTTACCCATCCTGTCGGACTGACGCCGATTGGTTTTTTTCTGTAGACCTCTTCGAGCACTCTTGAATCGACATATACGTATGGTGACGCGGGTTTTAGGGATTCAGGGCTTTGGTCTGTAGGCATGCTCAGGGTGGACGGCTCGCGCAATTTACCGATAATGACCAGACCCGTATACAAGCCGTGGTCAAACCGCTACAAGAGATAACAGGCCTGTCGCTTCACGAAGACCTTCACCGCTACCGTTTCCGCGGCGAATGGCTCGCCCAGTCAGTTTCGAGCGTGATCGGGTTTGACATGCACCCCCGACAACGAGCAAGGATTGATGAAACAAAAGACGGTCCTGACGGCTGGGCCCTAAGAGGGAATACCCTGCACGCCTGGCACGAGGGCTTTTTAAAAGGCAGCGAACCTGCGATTGAAGACCGCTGGACACCGTGGCTTAACCCGTTACGATCCGAGCCCCTTTTTAGTGATTTTGAGTTGCTCGCAGTCGAATTTAGGCTTTGCGACGCAAAGCGATCAGTAGGCGGGTCGTTTGATTTTCTTATTCGTCTTCGTAGCGACGAACCCGAGAAAGACTGGCCGGTCGTCCTTGGCGACTTAAAAACCGTTAGCAGTCGCGCAGCGGTCGGAAGCCGTAAGCCAGCAACCGCGCAGCTCGGCGCTTATCTCTCGATGTTGCAACAACATTATCCGCGGTTGTGGATTTCGGAATGCGTAACGGTTGTTGCGGGTCCAGAACGCTGCCGGGTTATTCGTCAAACGCCAGACGCCTGCGCTGCCGCCTGGGAAGACGCCTGGGGGCGCTTCGAATGCATACAGCCAGACTTCTAAAAATTGCGGACTAGAACCGGCTCGCGCGCCTGACGCTCCTCACTCCTGATCCGCTGCAAGAGAACCTGTGCACCGTTAAAAACAGTACATTTAAAGCATAGCGGCTTTTAGTCCCCCCCGAAAGGGTGGACAAACAACGCCGGACCCTTTTAAATGCGTATACGGACGGCAAGCCCTTCTACACCCTCCGCTTTTTCATGAAATTAAACCTCGAAGAATTTATTTCGCAAGACCCTTTAGTCAAAGAACTTACTGAGCATCATTCTGAACAACACACAATTCTTAGGAATCAACAACGTGAGCTTACTTTCGAATGCCGCAAAGTAAGTTTGTTGATGCTGGCCTACGATATTGTTGTCAAACAATTGTTTTCTTTTGAAGAAGTTGAAGACACCGAACATATTGTCGAAAAAGTAACAGGCGAACCCGTCGATTCTTGGGGATCTAACTTTGACATGTCTTCAGATACTGTACTAGAAGCCGTTGTCGAAAAATGTCGCGAGGTCGGGGTTTGCGATACAAAACTTAAGCGACTTCGCGAACAAGCGCATCAAACCTGTCATTCACTTATGTCTGCAAAAGCAAAAGCAAAAAAACGTTTTCAAGAAATGCAAAAAATAAGTAGCAAAGAGGTAACAAGTGAATCTTAGTTCAACAAACGAAGCCGTCGTTTGGGTTGCTTTAATTAGCGTTCTTTCGGCCGGTTTTTACTTTTGCCTTACAACTACTCTCGACGACTTAACCCTACGCGACTGCAACGCAGGCGTTCAATCAGCATGCAACTATCTAAAGCAATGAACAAGTTTCAAGACGAGCAAGGACGAGTTTGGCTGTGCACTCCAAACATGGCTAAACACCTAGGCGTTTCGGACGGAGGTTTAGCTGCTTACAAGCATAACGGCACGCTAAAACGTGGTGTTCACTGGGTACAACAAACAACAGGACACCGGCGCGTTTTTTACAACAAAGAAATTGTAATGAAATGGTGGCGAGGGGAAATTGCTGACAAATTAAACATCAAACAAAACACTGAAAAAAGCTCGCAAGATACTGTTGATGCAAAACACCGCAACGTTTCTGTTTATTTGACGAAAGAGTTGCACGAACAGCTTCTTGCGATACAAGAAAACTCTTCAGTAACAGTCGAAAGAAAAATTGACGGCATTCTTTTGCACACTCAAGAAGAACAACCTAAGCTCGGGACAATTGTCAACATGCTTCTTTCAAGAGCACTCAAACAATATCATGCCAAAATTGCCTAAGAGCTTTACATTCAAAGTGCTCGGGGTCCCTGCGCCGCAAGGGTCTATGTCAGTTCGCAGAGGCAAGTATGCTATTGCATGCAATCAAAAACAATTATATTCATGGCGGCATGACGTAGCGACACAAGCTTTAAAATACGTTCCTGAATGGTGGGACAAGGAGTCGCCCGTATCTCTACGCTGTGAGTTTGTATTTGCTCGGCCAAAATATCATTTCAGCACAGCAAAAGGCAAAACTCATCAGACTGTACCTTCCGCGCCTTATCATCACATTGTTCCCCCTGACAATGACAAGCTAGTTCGCGCAATTGGAGACGCTTTATCAGTTACACAAGCCGTTTTGCGTGACGATTCACTAATTGTTTTAATTCACTCTTTAAAACGCTATGCCCGACACAACGAACTCATCGCAACCACAATCACTATCACCGCTCTCAATACCTAATCTTTCAGACGTTATTACGACCGATGACGTCAGTCAAAAAGGCAACGGCAACTACAAGGCTGACTATGTCAATTGGTGCCGTGTCGCGCACTTGCTGCACGTACATGCTTCCGGCTGGCAGTTTAACGTTCAACCCTCGCCTACAGGTTCTCACGTGTGGGAAGCTCCAAACGGCACTGCCTATGTCGTCGGCTTCTTTACCGGACCAAACGGTGAACGCACGCCTGACTTCCCGCAGTCGGTTATGGATAACCGCAACTCACCGATTGCTTTTGCAAAAGTCTCTGCTCGTGATTTTACCGATACGCACCGGCGCTGCCTTTGTACTGCAGCGGCTGCAACGTTTAGTCTTGCCTGGCAGTTGTGGGCTCGAGAAGACATTGAGAACCCGCATCGG